CCGCCGCCCTCAACGCCGCGCTCGCCGCCGCCAAGACCCTGCAGGACACCCTCGCCAGCCTGCAGACCAACGTCGCCGCGCTCACCGCCCGCGCCGACACCCCCGACCCCGCCCGGTTCGCACCGGTCGCCACCCTCACCGCGCTGCAGTCCGAGCACGCCGCCCTGCAGGCCCAGCTCGCCGCGCTCACCGCCAAGACCGCCGCTGCCGAGCTGGACCAGGTCATCGAATCCGCCCGCACCGCCGGCAAGATCACCCCGGCGCTCGAATCCTGGGCGCGCAGCTACGGCAGCAAGGATCTCGCCGGCCTCACCGCCTACCTCGCCAACGCCCCGAACATCGTCCCGACCGGCACCCAGACCGGCGGCAAGTCGCCCGCCGGCGGCAGCGGCAAGGCGCTCGACACCACCGACGCCGAGGCCGTCGCCGAAGCGGCCCTGATCTACCAGGCGCAGCAGGAGCAGGCCGGCATCACCGTCAACACCGTCCGCGCCGTCAACCACGTCATGACCAACAACGGAGGCAATACCTGATGGCCAACGAAATCCTCACCAAGAACTACCTTGCCGGCGCCGCCATTGGCGCCCGCCGCATCGTCAAGTTCGACACCACCGACGGCACGGTCATCCAGGCCGCTGCCGCCGCCGACCTCTCCGTCGGCGTCTGCGGCGAAGTCGGCCCCGCCTCCGGCGAGCGCTGCGACGTCATCCACCAGGGCATTGCAGAGGTGGATTTTGGCGGCACCGTCGCCCGCGGCGCCATGGTCACCGCCGACGCCAACGGCAAGGCAGTCGCCGCAGCGAGCACCAACCGCACCGTCGGCATCGCCCTCGTCAGCGCCGTCTCCGGCGACATCGCCCCGGTGCTCATCGCCCCGAGCGTGATGTAAGCGCGCTTTGCCAATCGTTTCCAAGCCTTTACCGCACATCCAGCCAGGAGCCAGCAACACATGAAACAACCCATCCTCAGCTTCTTCCATTCGCGTGCCCTGCCGGCGCTCGCCATCGCCTGCGTCCTCGCCATCTGCTACTCCGTCGGCTGGGTCGCCCCGGACACGTCCGACCTGCTGCTGATCGGTGTCGGCGCAACCCGCCCATTCCCGGTCAACCCCGCTCTCACCGCGGTCGCGATCGCCTACCGCAATCCGGACTTCGCCCTGATCGCCGACGACGTATTGCCCCGCACGCCGACGCACGCCGACTTCAAGTACCTGAAGTACGACCTGGCGCAGGGTTTCACGGTCCCCGACGCGAAGGTCGGCCGCAAGAGCCTGCCGAACGAGCTGAACTTTACGGCTACGGAGGTGAATGACAAGGTGCTCGACTACGGGTTCGACGACCTTGTCCCGAACTCGGACATCGCGGATGACAATCTCGATGTCGACCCGCTGAAGACCGCCGCCGGCTATCTCACCAACCTGCTCAATCTGGCCCGCGAGCAGCGCGCTGCAGCCCTCGTCTTCAACACGAACAGCTACGTCGCCGGCAACCAGGCCACGCTCTCCGGCACCGGCCAGTGGTCCGACACCACCAACTCCGACCCGGTCGCCGCTATCGGCGACGCGCTCGACGTCCCGGTCATGCGGCCGAATATCGCGGTCTTCGGGCAAGCCACCTGGACCAAGCTGCGCCGCCATCCGAAAATCGTCCAGGCCGCCAAGGGGACGGCGCAGGGCGCCGGCATGGTCTCGCGCATGGAGTTCGCCGAGCTGTTCGAGCTGCAGCAGGTATTCGTCGGCGCCGGTTTCGCCAACACCGCCAAGCCGGGACAGACCGCGACCCTGGCACGCGTCTGGGGCAAGCATGCAGCCTTCATCTACCGCGACCGCGCAGCCGGGCCGCAGAACGGCGTCACCTTCGGTTTCACGGCAGCCTTCGGCAACCGCTTTGCGGGCAACCTCAGCGAACCCACGCTGGGCCTCGACGGCTGCGAGCGCGTCCGCGTCGGCGAGCGCGTCAAGGAAGTCGTCTGCGCCACCGATCTCGGCTACTGGTTCCAGAACGCCGTCGCCTGAGCGCGACTGCACTGGTGGTCTGAGCCACAGCCCTCTCTGCCGAGAGGGCTGTCCTGAGCCCACCGCACAAGCCCAACACCGAACAGGAGGAACCGCCCCATGCCCACCAAGCGCCTGCTGGCCCGAGTCAACTACGACAACCAGCAATACGAGATCGGCGACCAGATCGACATCCGCGACGCCGATCTGCCGCAGCTCGAATCGGTCGGCGCGGTCGAAGACCCGCCCGCCGAAGACCCGCCCGCGGACGACTCCGCCCCCGCCGCCCCCAGGCAATCCCGCCGCCCGAAAGCGGCCGGCTGATCCATGCCCTACCTCACCGCCGCCGACCTCGTCGCCCGCTTCGGCGCCGAGGAGGTCGCCCAGGTCTCCGACCGCTCGCTGCCGCGTGAAGTCACGTCCGAGCTGCTCGCCCTGAAGATCGCCGGCGACCCGCTCACCAACTGGGCCAGCAGCGACGTCGCTGCCGTCGACGCTGCCGTCGCCCTCATCGCTACCACCATCGACGACGCCCAGTCCGCCGTCGACGCCTACCTCGGCGCCCGCTACACCACCCCGCTCGCCACCGTCCCGCCGGTCATCAAGCGCCTGGTCGCCGACGTCGTCCGCTACTACCTGCATGGCGACCACGCCAGCGACCCCATCATCAAGGCGCACGACGCCGCCATGGCGCTGTGCCGCGACATCGCCACCGGCAAGATCGCTTTCGGCGAACTCCTCGTCGCCTCGCCCAAGACCACCGACAACACCATCACCGTCGTCAGCCCGGATCGCCTCTGGTCCCGCGAGGCCCGCGGACTATGAGCGGCGAATTCCGCATCGAAGTCACCGACGCCAGCCTGCTCGCCGCGCTGCGCCGGCTCGCCGGCGCCATGGCCGATCCCGCACCGATCATGGCCGACATCGCCGCCCTCGGCGAATCCAGCACCCGGCTGCGCTTCCGCACCCAGACCGGCCCGGACGGCAAACCCTGGAAGCCCAGCCTGCGCGCGCAGATCACCGGCGGCCGCACCCTCACCCAGGACGGCCACCTCGCCGCCTCCATCTCCAGCCGCTCCGGCCGCGACTGGGCCGAATGGGGCGCCAACCGCATCTATGCTGCCATCCACCAGTTCGGCGGCGTCATCCGCGCCCGCAACGCCAAGGCCCTGCGCTTCGCCCTCGCCGGCGGCGGCTTCGCCACCGTCCAGAGCGTCAAGATCCCCGCGCGCCCCTTCCTCGGCCTCTCCACCGACGACGTCGCCGACATCGTCCACCTCATCGAGAGCCGCATCGCAGCGGCCGCCGCCTGATGCTCGCCGAAATCGAACAGTCGCTCGTCGCCCACATCAAGGCGTCCCCGCTCGCCGCCCGCCTGCGCCAGGTCGAAGCCCTGCCCGATCTCGACGGCGACTCCCTCGTCGCCAAGTTCGGCGCCGACGCCCCCGCCGTCTACGTCGCACTCGGCGGCGGAGAACTGCAGGACGGCATGGCGGCGCTCACCGTCGGCATCGCCTGCGTCGCCCGCAACAGCCGCAGCCCGCAAGCCGCGCGCCAGGGCGACGGCATGCAGATCGGCCTGCTCGAACTGGTGCACGAAGTCGTCACGCTGATCCACACCGCCTACATCGAGGATCTGAGCTACCTGGTCATTCGCTGGGACCCGGTCGCCAGCGATGCACTCACCCGCAAGGGCCTGTACGCCGCCGTCGTCCAGGCCCGGACCGAAGGCTACTACGGCAGTTAACCGCCACCGAACTTAACGCCACCGAGGAGCACCACACATGGGATTCACCCGCGCCATCGCCGTCCAGCTCGCCGTCGCGCAGACCTACGGCACGTCCAAGAACATGACCGCGATCACCAACGCGGCCGAAGCCGTCGCCACGCTCGAGGCGAGCCACGGCGTCGTCGCCGGCGACTACCTCGAGATGACCAGCGGCTGGGGCCGCCTCAACGGCCGCATCGTCCGCGCCAAGACCGTAGCGACCAACGACGTCACCCTCGATGGGATCAACACCACCAACACCACGCTCTACCCCGCCGGCCTGGGTACCGGCACCGTCCGCAAGATCACCCCGGCCACCGGCCTGATCAACATGAGCCAGGTCAAGCTGGTCAACACCAGCGGCGGCGAGATGGACTTCGAGAACATGACCTGCATCGACGACGTCCAGGGCAAGGAAGCGCCGACGATCCCCGGCCCGACCCGACTGACGCTGACCGTCTTCGACGATCCGACGCTGGCCTGGGCTGCGGTACTCCAGGCCGCTGCCGACGCCACGACGCCGCTCGCCTTCCGCCTGCGCTACCCCAACGGCGTCCTGCAGCTTTTCAACGCCTACGTCGCCCTGCAGCGCTTCCCGCAGATCGAGTTCGGCATGGCCTTGAAGACCAACATCACGCTCGCGCTCATCGCCGAGCAGACGCGCTACGCGAGCTGAGGAGCCCGGCATGTTCAAGATCGTTCCCGATCCCACCTTCCGCGCCGCGGCCGCGCTGACCGTTCCCGGCCAGAACCAGCCCGTCCAGGTCATCATCGAATGGCGGCATCGCGATCGCCACGGGCTGCAGCAGTGGCTCGCCGATCTCTCCCCGCAGAAGCCGCAGGCCACGGCGGACGGCGATCCGCCAGAGCCCCTGCCGCCCAGGCTCTCCGACGTCGACGGACTCGCGGCCGTCATCGCCGACTGGCAGGACGTCTGCGACGCCGAGGGCAACCCGGTCCCTTTCTCGAAAGCGGCCCTGCGGCAACTCCTCGACGCCTACCACAACGCCGGCGCCGAGCTGGTCCGCGCCTATGTGCGCGCGCTGACCGAGTCCCGCCTGGGAAACTGAAGGAGGCGGCGCTTGCCTTCGTGCAGGCGCCGGTGGCCGAAACCGAGCGCCGCCTCGGTCTGCAGCCGGGCGACCTCGCCGACATGCAGGAGATGCCCGTATGGCCCGAGAACTGGCCCGCCGT